CAAGAGTTAATATCTAACTCTTTCATTTTGCCTTGGATAGTTATCCAGTTTTCGGATAACCACATGGCATCACTACGGTCTTGACGGCTCATGTTTTTAAGAGCCGTAGACTTTACTGCTTGACCAAACTCTTTGTCAGACTTGCCAATTACGGAACGAAGTTCCTGTAAAACCTTGCCGATTTCACAGAGCTTTTCAAGCTGATTACGTTTTTGTTTCAAAATACTAGTGTAAACACTAGCTGAATGTTCAATAGCATCTCCAAGGGTAAAACCCTTTTCACCGAATTGTCGACTCATAATCTCGCTGAATTCATGCCGACTCTTAGAGTCTTTCGCTAATTCCGCATTGGTTGGCTTTTCAGTTTTCTTCTTACCAGTCTTCGACTGGAGTTTGCTATCAACCTTAACGGTTGATGTTTTGATTTCCTTGGAAGGAAGTTCGGGGATTAAGCCTTTGGCTTGAAAGATTGCCAAATTACTAACTTCGTTAGCCAAAAGAGCCGATTTGATTGAGTTTGCCATGATGATTTTTCCTTTATTTAGTTTAACTTATTTACTAAAAGTGAATATATTTATATCCCCTTTCACTTTCAGTTAAAGGGTAAATATATTCACGTAAATAAGTAAAACTATTTTTTCGACCTTCAAAAAGTTAGCCTAAAGGCTAAAGGGTAGATCTGCCGAGAAAAGTTTGCCGAGAAAAAGTTACTTTAGTAAAAGATTCGTGCCAATCTTCCCTTTTTATTTTTAATATATTTTTTCAAGCTTTGCTTGAATGTTCCCCATTAAAAACCTACATGACCCTTGAATGAGGATTTAGTGACCAACATTCGACACAAAAACACCAAAGGTGAAGTAACGATTTGTGAAAACACCAAAGGTGATATGTCGAACAATCGGCAAACAATCGACACATCAAACTAAACACCAAAGGTGAAAAGCAGGATAAGTGAAACACCTTCGGTGAAAGGGGGATAGGGTAAAAAGCCATACACCGACTAGGGGTTATGGTTTCACCATCAATCAAATTGCCTATTTTTTAAGCACCTTTTACCCTTGAACTGATAAACAATCAGTTAGACTAAGCTTCTAAGTCCTTGTTTTTAAAGCTTCTTGAGATACATATATCTACATCATTATGCATTATCTGCACATCTGCAGGTCATGACGTGATTGTGCGAGCAGGTGCGGGGGTGCGTGTGGGTCATGGCGGGGGGTAGCGTTAGTTGTATATGGCTATACACACAGATCAGGTATTTAAAAGGGTTAGTGTACACTTACATATACACACTTGCCCCCTCACACATTTCCTGTCTCACCTTTGAACATCACTTTAAATGCTCCACGTAAACCACTCCACATAAAACATATCACTTAAAGTACTTAGGTTATGTGGTACAATCTGATTGCAGGGCATTAGAGGTGCCTACAAGACGTGATCTCACCTAAGGTGATACCTAGGGTGCACCAGATAACTGTAACAGCTTAGAGAAGGTTCTAGTGTGTTAGCAGATAACGAGTGGGTAGCTAAGAGTGTGGCAGTTTAACTACACAATTAAAAATAGTACTTGACAAGTATTTAGATTAATGCAAAACTACGTCTAACAGACTCACTTAAAGTGATACAGTTAACTGTATATAGTTAAACTATAAAAACATAGTTAAGTGTAAATACAGTTAAATGTAAAAGATAGTTAAACTAAAAGACACTTAGAGTGTTACAGTTAAGTGAGCATACCTTTGAACTACATTTAACTGTATACAATGAGATACACTCTCTGTGCTCACTAGGACCGAGTCTTCTAAGACGAGGGTGCAGTCAAACAAGAACAATAATAAAGATTGACAATGTCTGAAAAACAAGTAAAACTATCTGTACCTAAAAGAGTAAAGAAAAAGATCCAGTTACGTGATGACTACGTACTGGAAGATTTCTATTCCGCAGTTAGGAATAACAGACTAGATTCTATTCATGTACCCCACAGTGATGTATTCTTTGTGAAGGCAGCTATGGAGCATCACTTAGGTATGAAGTTTAAACTCAAGGATGTAGAAGCTGCTATGAGAGCCGAAGGCTGGAATGAATCCAGAGTACTTGTACCTTACAAACAGAAAGTCTTAGCAAATGATTAAGAAGGGTAAAGAAGAGTTCAGTGGCTACAATAAGCCAAAGAAGACTCCCGGTCACCCAACTAAGTCACATGCTGTGTTAGCGAAAGAAGGTAGTACAGAGAAGCTTATTCGATTTGGTCAGCAAGGTGTATCTGGAGCAGGTAAGAATCCTAGCACCCCAGCTGAGAAAGCAAGGCAGAAGTCATTCAAGGCAAGACACGCTAAGAATATTTCAAAGGGTAAGTTATCAGCTGCGTATTGGGCTGACAAGGTCAAGTGGTAGTACATAAACTAACGTAATTAAGGAGCAATAAGATGGGCGTGACTACCAAAATGGCAGCATGGATGAAAAAGCAAGTGAAAGATGTACCAGTTGATTCAAAGGCTGAAGTAAAAGAAGAGATGCGTGCCATTGAAATGACTAAGCTATCAAATGCTGAACTAAAAGAAGCTGCAAAAGGCAGGAGTAATAGAGCAGAATCCGCACAGGATGAACTAGAAAGACGTTCTCTTAAGCAAGGCATTAAAAAAGGTAAACTAAAAGACACAGAAGTAGAACCGGGTTTTAATTTGTCTGATCCTATTACTCCGGACATGTATCGAGCATCGAGGAAAAGAATAGATGCTCTGGATCTTAAGTCTGAAAAAGCTGCAGACAAGCAAACTGAAGCGTTTGCAATGGGTAAAGAGCAAACAGAAAAGAAACCAGCTAAGTCATTAACTGCTGCAGAAAAAAAAGCTGCTGAAGAGTCTTTGAAGTTTAGAAAAGGTGGCATAGTAACTAAGAAGAAAGCTCCGGCTAAAGCAAAGGCACCTGCTACTGCCTCACGTAGTCACCCACTCAACAAGTTTTACGGTAAATAATTTTTAACTAAGGGAATTAAATCATGAGTATTGCATCACGTATGTCAAAGATGTTCTCTAAAGCAGAAGTCAAGAAGATGGATGAAGCTGCTAAGAAAGCTGCTGGTAGCCCCGGCTATGATGATGACACCATGGCTGCTCAGAAAGAGTTCATGAAAGAGAAGGATGTAGAGAAGTCTAAGAAGCTGACCAAGAAGGAAGAAGCTGCTGCCGATAAAGAGGCTTATGCTTCTGCTATGGGTAAAGAGAAGCCAGCTGGTAAGAAGGGTCCTTTGACTGAGAAAGAGAAGAAAGAATTACAGAAGTCTTTAGAATTCAGCAAAGGTGGTGCAGTTAAGAAGATGGCTAAAGGTGGATGCTCTACTAAGAAAATGAATATGGGTGGCTACGCTAACTGTGGTGCATCTGTACCTGCTGCACAAAAGGCTAAGAAATAATCATGGCATCTAAAGCGACTAACCCCATTACCCGCCTTAAAGAAAACATCTTAGGTACCCCAGAACAGAACCGTGCTGCTCAAGAGCGTATGGATGCAGCTTCTAAGCGTAAGAAAGAAAAAGAAACACCAACCGAAGAGAAGACTAAGATGGCTAAGGGTGGAGATGCAAAGAAGTTTAAACCCTGTGATGCTTGCCCCTCCCCAGCTAAGTGTAAGGCTGCAGGTAAGTGTTTAGCTAAGAAGATGGCTAAAGGTGGCTCTGCTTCTAAAAAACCTATACTGGCTATCATGATTGGTGTACCTAAGGCTAAGAAGAAGTAATGGCAGAAGACCTTGAAATTAATCAACTTAAGGCTGAATTAGTTTCCTTACGTAATGCCCAGTCCGGGAGATCTGTACAAGATCCTCGGATTGCTAAGCGTATTGCAGAGGTAGAGGGTATGATAAGCCGTAAGCGTAGTGGTGCTATAATGGCTAAGGGTGGTGCTGTCATTAAGAAGTCTGGTTCCAAGGCTGCTAAGGCGGGTGTTACAAAGTTCTCTCCGTTCAAGACTACGAAGTTAGCTAAAGCTAAGAAGAAATAACAGATGACAATCTCTCGATTCCCAGACGATGATTTGTCAGTTCAACCACAAAATGTAACTACACAGTTTCGTGAATCATTTAAAACATACAATACAGCAACAACGTGGACTGAATCAAAAGCTGCTGGAGACATTGTTCAGCTAGATGGTAACGCCGTATCTGCATCGTATTTGGTTATTTCAAAAGACCCACTAACAGCAAACACCGAAACGTATATAGAAACACAGTCTACCTTTCCCGTTCCGTTAGAAGCAATCGTGGGTTTAGGTATGTCTCAGAGAGTGCTAGGACAAGAGCTATCTATTGAGTATGTAAGTTCGGAAACACCAATTGCTTTACCATCAAATATTGCAATTTCAAGTATTCAACAAGCAACCACTACCCTAACCGTAACAACCTCTACTGCACACGGATTAGTTGCAGGCGCACGTATTGGTATCCTTGGAATTACAAGTGATAGCCGATTAAACTACCCATGCTTAGTTGTGGCTAATATTACAAGCTCTACCGTATTCACGGCTACAGCAGGACCAATGGGTACGATTACTTCTTTAAGTGTTGGACCATACACCAGCCAAGGTTTTGTGTATTTCCGTTCCGCTATGGGCGGCGCACCAAACGGCTACAGTCAGATATTTGAAAATGCTACAGCGACTAACGCATCTATGTATGTGCGATCAGACTCTGGAGATGTATATCCATCAGGTACCTTTGCAGGAAACCATTCAGTAACAATTGGTTCAACAGCGTCTGTTCAAGCTGTTGCAGCTAACTTTAGTTACGCATTTGTCCCAACCACTGAATATAGGTCTTTACTTCAAGTTGACAGAGTTCAATATTATGACGTTGGTATTGATTCTACTGGTCAACCATCGGCACGTAGAAACGTAACTCAAGTTATACCAAAAATAACAGAAAACTATAAATTGCGGTTTCGTTTTACCAACGACAAAGCATTAACAGTACCAACAGCAATCATTACGTCAGCTGTAAAGTCGGGTTCAACAACAGCTACAATTACTACGGCAACCGCACATGGTCTTACAACGGGTGATTTTATTGTTATATACGGCATTGGAGATTCAACAAACTTTGCTAACTTAACAACCGCAACCGCAGTAGCCTCTACTCCCACTTCTACAACATTTACTATTGCGTTTGGTGCGTCAGCTTCAACTACATCTGCTGGTGGCATGGTAGCAAGAGTCCAAGGTGGAAACATTCCAGCTTCGTTTATTAATATCGTAGCAGCGCAAGCATCTAGCACTTCTACAGAACTTACTTTAATTGGAAGTGGTTCTTGGACCGTGGTTGTTGGAGACTATGTAAACGTATATGGTTTACGAAATCGCTCCACAGGTGCTGATATGGGTTTTGATGGCACGTATAAAGTAGTTAGCGTAGCTACATCAACTTTAATACTACAACCCATTGGTACTACAACACTACCAGCTGCAATTGGATTAACAAACACAGGTGGTCAAGTTATCAAGCGTACAGACGCTCGTATTTCATATATTCGTTTGTTTGAGTACCTGCGTGAAAAAGTTGAAGTATTAAATAAGAACGATAACTTTTCAGGCGTTCCTGTAGTAATTACTTCTAGTAGTGCTTTGGGAACTGTAAGTGCTTTGGGAACTGTAACAACCGTAAGTACCGCATCTCTTGCGGCTAACTTAGGAATAACAGATATTGGCAGTGCAGCATTAACTAGCACGAATACATCTGGAACATTCACTCCTACTTCTGGTGCGTTATCTCAAGAGTTTAATATTATTGTTACCGCAGTATCTGGTACCAATCCAACGCTAGACTTTACAGTTCAAGAGTCTGATGATGGTGGAACAAACTTTTATGACGTGTATCAGTTACCTAGGATTACAGCCGCAGGACAATACCGCACTCCGTTGATTCCTTTAACTGGAAACCGTGTTCGTTATGTTCGTACTGTTGGTGGTACAAGTCCAAGTTTTACTAATTCGGTTAACCGTACACAATCCCATACATCAAACCCAGTACAACGGCAATTCTTTGACCGAACAGTTGTGCCAAATACATTAAACAGTACCAGCCCGTCTTTCTTTACAGAGGGTTGTGTGGACTTAGTTGTGATGGTTAACATGGGTGCTATTACTACGACAGCCCCAACCTTTGCTCTGCAAGTATCTGTTGATAATACAAACTTCGTACAGCTAGGCGCAGACATTACGACTGCAGCAAGTACAACAAGCATTCTTCAAGTAAGCAACGCTCAAGCTCGTTTTTCTAGGCTGCTAGTTAAGACTGCTGGTTCTGGCGCAACCCTTGGTTATGTCATGGTTAAGGGAGTTGGCAAATGAAAACGGGCGAAGTATACTACCGTGACGAACAAGGCTTGTGGCTTTGTGAATCTTTTTTAGATGTAGAAACAGGTGTTGTTACATCGACTCAAACATTAGTTGAGACTTATGATATCCAAGAATAGAACCCTCGGTAAACTTTTAACTACTAGTAACGCTGATATATATACAGTACCTAGTAGGTACACGGGGTATATCTTTAGCATTCTTGTTTCAAACGAAGCTGCCACAGCTACCACTATCTCACTAGACTGGTATGATTCAGCTAGTGGCACATTCTATGCCATCATGAAAGCTGTTTCAGTAAATGCAAATAGCATTCTGCAAATTTCAGATGAGCCTCTTGTGCTGCAGGCAGGAGATAAGATAAGAGGTTTAGCAGGATCTAACAGTGCAATCACGGTATCTATTAAGGTACAAGAAGAATTTGCAACTGCAGTTTAAGGAAAACTAATGGCAACTAAAAAGAAATCAACGGTTAATGCTGCAGGTAACTACACGAAGCCTGAGTTACGTAAGCGTATTGTATCGCAGGTAAAGGCTGCAGCTACACAGGGAACTGGGGCTGGAGAGTGGTCAGCTAGAAAAGCACAGCTAGTAGCTAAGAAATATAAAGCAGCAGGTGGAGGATATAAGTGAGTGCACTAAAGAAACCACAAGAGTCCTTAAGGGCTTGGGGTAAACAAAAGTGGACTACTAAATCTGGTAAGAAGTCTTCTGAGACTGGAGAGCGTTACTTACCTGAGAAAGCAATTAAGTCGTTAAGCTCTGCAGAATATGCAGCTACATCTAAGGCTAAACGTGAGGGCACTAAAGCTGGAAAACAGTTTGTAGCCCAGCCAAAAGCAATAGCCAAGAAAGTAAAACCATTTAGGAAAACATAATGGCAAAAGAGTTAACTGAAAAGCAAGCTAAGTTTCTAGAAGTCCTGTTTGAAGAAGCAGGTGGGGATCCTATTCGTGCTAAAGAACTAGCTGGATATTCCCGGGAGTACTCTACGACTGATTTGGTTAAGGGTATTAAGGAAGAGATCATGGAACGTACCCAGTTGTACATGGCACGTAATGCTCCTCGTGCAGCTATGTCGATTGTATCGGGTATGGTAGACCCCACAGAACTAGGATTACGTGATAAAATCAATGCAGCTAAGGATCTCTTAGACCGGGTTGGTTTAGTCAAGACTGAGAAGTTACAGGTTGAAGCTACGAATGGTCTAATGATTCTTCCACCTAAAGAACGAGATAACGAAGAAGACGAGTAAGTATGGTACGTGCTACGGCTGGCAAGTGGATTCTACCCCAACCGCTAGATGCACCAGAGACTGGGGAATATGTACCGATACCCCGTATTGCAAAGATACAGGTTCCATTTGGGTATAAGATTTGTGAGACTGATGATCAAGTCTTAGATCCTATACCTCATGAACTTGAGGCTTTAGAAAAAGCCAAGAAGTATCTGAAGCAGTACCCGTCTCGGTATGTAGCAGCTTGGCTTACTAAGATTACAGGCAGATCGATATCGCATGCAGGGTTACTGAAAAGAATAAAACATGAGCAGCGAAACAAGACAAAAGCTTCTACTCTCCGAAGCTGGGCTACCAAATACAAAAAAGCCATTGAAGAAGCGGAGAAGTACGAAAAAAGAATTGGTAACAAAGGAATCAAACGAGCCAAAAACATCATCGCAGATGTTGACCTCGAACACGGAATCACAGATTGACGATGAAGAGATGCATGTTCCTAACATTGAGGGACAGAACATTATTTTTCAACCCAATGCTGGACCACAGACTTACTTCTTAGCAGCACCAGAACGGGAAGTATTGTACGGTGGAGCAGCCGGAGGAGGTAAATCTTATGCCATGCTTGCTGACCCCTTACGATATATGGGGCATTCTGCTTTTAGCGGTCTTCTGTTACGTCATACTACTGAAGAACTTCGAGAATTAATCTGGAAATCGCAGGAAATGTACCCGAAGATCTACCCGGGTATCAAGTGGTCAGAGCGAAAGATGCAGTGGGTAGCCCCTAGTGGTGCTAGATTGTGGTTCTCTTACCTCGATAGAGACGAAGATGTACTCAGATATCAGGGTTTAGCCTTTAGTTGGGTAGGGTTTGACGAGTTAACGCAGTGGTCTACCCCATTTGCGTGGAATTATATGCGTTCTCGTCTGCGTAGTACCGCACCAGACCTGCCAATCTACATGAGAGCTACAACTAACCCCGGTGGACCGGGTCATGCATGGGTTAAAAAGATGTTTATTGACCCATCACCCCCGGGAAAGTCCTATTGGGCTACCGATGTAGAGACAGGTAAGCGATTAGAGTACCCTGCAGGGCATAGTAAGGCAGGACAACCCCTGTTTAAGCGTAGGTTTATCCCAGCTATGCTGATAGATAACCCTTATTTAGCACAACAGGGTGACTATGAGACCATGTTGCTGTCATTACCAGAGCATCAACGCAAGCAATTGCTAGAAGGTAACTGGGATGTAGCAGAAGGTGCTGCATTTTCAGAGTTTAACAGGCAGATTCACGTCATTGACCCTATTGAAATACCCCGAGATTGGGCTAGATTCAGGGCTTGTGACTACGGATATGGGTCATATTCAGCTGTTGTTTGGTTTGCAGTTAGCCCCAGTGAACAGCTAATTGTGTACCGTGAACTGTACGTAAGTAAGGTATTAGCCAAGGATTTAGCGGGTATGGTACTAGAAGCAGAGAAGAATGACGGTACTATTCGTTATGGTGTACTGGATAGTTCCTGTTGGCACAAGCGTGGAGACACAGGTCCCTCATTAGCAGAGCAGATGATTCAATCTGGCTGCAGATGGAGACCAGCAGATAGGAGTGCAGGCAGTCGTATTGCAGGAAAGAATGAAATACATCGAAGATTACAGGTTGACCCCTTTACAGAAGAGCCAAGACTTGTTATAACTAGTAACTGCACAAACCTGATTGCACAATTGCCCATCTTACCTTTGGATAAAAATAACCCAGAGGATATAGATACCAAGTCAGAGGATCACTTATACGATTCTCTGCGATACGGAGTAATGAGTAGACCTAGAAGTAGTCTATTTGATTATAATCCCTTGAGCCAACGTAGTGGTCCTGCAATTGCAGACAATGTTTTCGGATACTAAAGGTAACGAATGATAGATAAAAATTTTATTGAAACAGACTCCATTAATTTAGGAGATGTCGATAACATCAATGCAGAAGATAAAGTAACTGGTCCTATTGTCCAGTTGCTTATGGAAAAGTATACCAAAGCAGAGACAACCCGCAGGATAGACGAAGAGAGATGGCTACGTGCCTATCGCAACTATCGGGGTATCTATGGTCCTGACGTTCAATTCACTGAAACTGAGAAGAGCCGTGTCTTTATCAAAGTTACTAAGACTAAGACTCTAGCTGCCTACGGTCAGATCGTAGATGTATTGTTTTCAAACAACAGCTTCCCCATCAGTGTAGACCCAACTGTATTACCCGATGGTGTAGCAGCAGATGTTAGCTTTGATCCGAATGAGGCTAAGTTACGAGATGCTATTCCTGATTTTTCTCCCTATGGTTACAAGGGTGACGGCAATGACTTACCTCCCGGTGCTACCTTTGCTACACTGCAAGAACGTCTAGGTCCTCTAGCCGATGAACTCTCTGGTATTCAGAATCTAAATGAAGGTCCCGGTGTAACACCCGGATCTGCCACCTTTAGCCCAGCGATGGTAGCTGCTAAGAAGATGGAGAAGAAGATCCATGATCAGCTAGATGAATCCAATGCAAGTAAGCAGTTAAGATCGACAGCATTTGAGATGGCACTCTTTGGTACAGGTATCATGAAGGGTCCTTTTGCTATTGATAAAGAGTATCCTAACTGGTCAAATGAAGGTGAGTACAGCCCACTGATTAAGACTGTACCTTCGACATCCCATGTTAGCGTATGGAACTTCTATGCTGATCCAGATGCAATTAACATGGATGAAGCACAGTACATTATTGAGCGTCACAAGATGAGCCGTACTCAGATCCGTGCTCTCAAGAAGCGTCCCTTCTTCCGCAAGACAGTTATTGATGATGTAGTAGCACAAGGTGAGTCGTATACCAAGAAGTATTGGGAAGATGACTTGATGGATTATCGTACTGACCAAGGCATTGATCGCTTTGAAGTCCTCGAGTTCTGGGGTGCAGTTGAGCGTGAACTGTTAGAAGAGAATGAAGTTACGATTCCTAAAGAGTTAGAGAATGCCGATGAATTACAAGCCAACATCTGGTACTGTAATGGTCGTATTCTCCGCATGGTATTAAATCCTTTCAAGCCAGCTAGGATTCCGTATTACGCTGTCCCCTACGAATTAAACCCATACTCGCTATTTGGCATCGGTATCGCAGAAAACATGGACGATACACAAACTTTAATGAACGGGTTTATGCGTATGGCGGTAGATAATGCCGTCCTATCTGGCAACCTTGTATTCGAGGTCGATGAGACTAACTTGACTCCCGGTCAAGATCTGTCAGTCTATCCCGGTAAAGTATTCCGTAGACAGGGTGGTGCTCCCGGTCAAGCTATCTTTGGTACCAAGTTCCCTAACGTATCCAATGAGAACCTACAGCTATTTGATAAAGCTCGTATCTTAGCAGACGAGTCTACAGGCTTACCTTCATTCTCGCATGGGCAGACTGGCGTATCAGGAGTAGGTCGTACTGCTAGTGGTATTAGCATGCTGATGAATGCTGCTTCGGGTAGTGTTAAGACTGTTATCAAGAACTTAGATGACTACTTGCTCCGTCCACTAGGTGAGGCATTCTTTAGCTTTAATATGCAGTTTGACTTTGATGCAGAAATCAAGGGTGACTTAGAAGTTAAAGCTCGTGGTACAGAAAGCCTCATGGCAAATGAAGTGCGTAGTCAACGACTAATGCAATTCTTGCAAGTAGCAAGTAATCCTGCTCTTGCCCCTTACGCTAAGTTCCCTTACATCATTCGTGAGATTGCTAAGTCAATGGATTTAGATCCAGACAAGGTAACCAACAACATAGATGAAGCTACACGTCAGATGGTTCTATTGCAACAGAATCAACCTCCTGCACCTCCAGCACCAGCAGGTGGAGTTCCCGGAATACCCGGTGTTCAGGATATGACAGGTGGTGGCGGTGGCAATATCGGAGTGGGTGCAGCACCAGTGCCCGGAGAGCAAGGCTTTAGTGGTAACATAACACCACAGGGTACACCTCCAGCTGCCCCTCCACCCGGAATGCCACAGTAAACTATGACACAAGCAAAGAATACAGACACTAAACCAGCTAAAGCCTTCTTATCTAAGTTAAAAGGTTTTGTATCTAATAACAATCAGTGGCAAGGTTTTATCGAAGCTATTGATTATGAGATTGAAATGCAACGTACAAAGCTAGAGCAGTCGGTAGATCCCATTGAGATGTATCAAGCTCAGGGTGCCATCCATGCTCTTAGAAAATTAAAGTACTTAAGGGATCAAGTCAATGTTGAATAAGATAGAACCACAGCAAGTAACACTGGATAGCTCTGAGCCTATTGGACATCAGCAGTCTACTTCTCCCGTGATTAAGATGCCTACTTTTCGGGCAGGTGGTGATGTTGTTAAGGGTCTTATGCGTAAGCCAGAAGACAGTGAGTTAGAGTATTTTAAAAACAATCCTAATGTAACAGGGATGGCAACGGAGGACAATCGAGTCATCTTAAATCCCTATTCTAAATTAACAGACAAAGAAAAAGAAGCTGTTGCTTTAAATGAAGCTGCTAGAATTAAAATGAGAACAGATAAAAGTCTAGCACCTAATTTTGAATTAACACCATCACAAGCAGAGTTTTTAAATAGCAATACGTATAAGCAAGCTTCAGATGCAGATAGAAAAGCAACTATAGCTGCTAGAATTTTATCTGGAGATCCTAGTGCTGGAACTCCAACAGAAGAGCAAACTCAATTTGTAAACAAACTACGTCAAAGCTTTTCAGCAGAAGAGTCAACAAATATGGCTAATGGCGGTGATGTAATTAGCAAAGAAGAAGCTGAGTTTCAAGCTGAAATTAAGAAGACTGGCTGGTATAAAGAATATGTTAAAGAGTATGGAGAAGCACCTGATTTAAATACTACTGAGTATGACTATCGAAAAGCATGGAAAGCAGGAGTAAGACCAGAGCGAGATCCCTACGATAACAACAAGTATCACTGGGGTTCTTCTGATCCAAAGACAGGGGAAATGCTGAAATCAAAAGATCACCCAACAGCATGGAAAGAAGAATACATGCGTAAGACGGGTAAGAATCCTGACGAGGCTGGGGTAACTAAAGAACAAGCAGGAATGGCTAAAGGTGGACAAGTGATATCACAAACAAAACGAATGCTAAAAGAAGGCGGGATGATGCAGGAGGGTGGTACAGTTGATCCCGTCAGCGGGAATGATGTACCTACAGGTGCAATGCAAGAAGAAGTAAGAGATGATATCCCTGCACAGTTAAGTGAAGGTGAGTTTGTATTCCCAGCTGACGTAGTACGCTACATCGGTCTTGAGCGTTTAATGATGATGCGTCAAGCTGCTAAGGAAGGTCTTGGCAAGATGGAAGCTATGGGGCAGATGTCTAATGCTGACGAAGCTACGGAAGAAGATGATGGTGCATTTGAATCCCAGATTGATGAGATCATGGGTGAGATGGAAGATGAAGGTGAAGAAAGGAAGATGGCTGTAGGCGGGGATGTAATGCCTATGGAGCAAGCTCCTGTAGAACAAGCTCCTACAACTGCTATGCAGCAGACACCTGAAGCTATTCCTACTGAAGCACCTGCCACTGAAGGACCTCCTACTCTAACACCAGAGCAGATGGCTACGATTCAAGACACGGCAAAGAGTCTGCAGAACAGGAAGATAAACCTAGATCAGACACTGTTACATCCTCCTACTGAAGGTCTTACTCCTTCTAAAATTGTTGTTGATAGTTTAGCTATGGAAGGATACAAAGGAAAGCCAGAAGTATTTTTACGTTCACTATCTGCACGGGCTGCTAAGAAGGAAGCTGCAATCGTTAGATTCTCTGACACTATCTTTGTTGGTATGCCAGTAGACGAGTCAACAATGGAAGTGCATCTGTTTACTAAGGATGATCCAAAGAAGTTACAAGACTCTATTAAAGCAGGGATACAGACATTACAAAATGTAGGCACTACACGTATTCAGACTACTACTAAAAATCCTAACCTGTTAAGTATGCTAAAGAAATTGCAGTATCCCATGTCTGTGCAAGAAGATAACGGCATGTTTAAATTGACTATGGAGATCGGCAAATGAGCGGCAGTGGGATTCCAATTGTAGAGGACGTTGGTGATTTCTTAGGCGATACGGCAGAGGCAGTAGGCGATTTCGTAGGCGATACAGCAAAGACAGTAGGCGATTTCGCAGGAGATACAGCGGAGGCAGTAGGTGATTTTGTAGGTGATACTTTTGCAAGTTTTGATAAAGAGGTATTGCAACAAGTAGACATCGGCACAATAGCCACTATAGGTGCTATTGCACTAGCTCCAGTAACGGGCGGTGCATCCTTAACATACATACCTTATATTACTGCAGCCAATACTGCCATTAAAGGTGGTAAATTAGAAGATATAGCTTTGTCATTTGCGGTGTCTTATGCAGCTGCTGGAGTTGCTCCGGGGGTATCGGAAGGTGTTCTTGGTGCTACTGGAAGTGCAGCTGCATCGGCAGTAGCTACTGGCGCAGTAGTAGGGGCAGGCACTTCTGGTGTTACGGCTGCTGTTCGAGGAGAAGATATTGGTGAAGCCGTCTTACGAGGAACTGTGGTTGGTGGTGTTGCAGGTGGTGTTGGGTATGGCGTAAATCAGGGCTATGATGCCTTCCGCAGTGAGATGGGTTATGGACAATCCACACCTCCTCCTGTTCAGGCAGATGCAGACTTTGTAGCAGCGCAAGCAGAAAGCCTTCGTGCACAGCCCGGTGGTGTCAGTGATCAGTACATGGCAGATGTATTAACCCAAGAGGGAGTTGATTCTTTTGTAGCCCAAGACGTATCTCGACTAACGAATCAAGGAATTGGTGAAGCCGCTGTTTCTCAGAATATTTCAAGTTCATATCAGCCGGGAGAAATTTATACTCCACCCCCGATTACGGATAATGCATTAGAAAAGTCCGGCAAGAAGTTAGCCAAAGACGTTATTAGTGGCAGTATTCTAAATGATATTTATGGTACAAACAATTCTGATTCTGAAGATCCAATGGCGTTCCTCACTTTCCGTAGACGAGGAAAGACTCTGGGCACTGAGATGTTTGACGATGCAGCCGATACCAGTTTAAATCTAACTCAAGTTCAACCCGATAAGTTTGAACTACGTAAGTACGCTAACGCAGAAGGACAGAGTACTTTAATCTCTTTCAAAGATGACAAACCTCAACAGCCTATCCCCTCAGGCTACGAACCAGTAGAGACTATTGGTGCAGCTGAGGGTGGACTAATAAGTACAAACATGGTAAAATACAGTAAGAAACCACTACTGGCAAAACGTAAGCCAGACGTACAAAAGAAAGTAACTACCAGAAAGGGGCTGGCAGGTAAGAAGTCTTAACATTACCCCCTTATTCATGGCTACCTAATACCCCAGTTAAACACTGGCAACTGTTAGCCCCAACAAAAGAGGAAAAGATGGAACTCACACAAGTAGAAGTACCTAAAAAAGTCGTGGCTGGTTTTGCAACACGTAATGCAAACGAAGCCAGAATCAAACAAGAAGAAGAAGAACTTAAGACGCTGACTGACAAAAACTCAGCACCCCCTAAAGATCCTGAAAATGAGGACATGGGTAGTGATGAGGGGTTAAGTGCAGAAGAGAAGAGTTTTAAGAAGCGTTACGGTGATCTACGTAGGCATACTCAAAAGCAACAAGTTGAGATGCAGAAACAAATTGAGGATTTAAAGGCTTCCCTAGAACAGACAGCCAGTCAGCAGATTAAACTGCCTAAGTCTGAAGAGGAGCTAGAGCAGTGGTCACGGGAGTTCCCCGAGGTAGCTAAGATTGTAGAAACTATAGCTCTGAAGAAGGCAAAGGAACAAAGTGCTGTACTAGAGGAGCGATTCAAAGCCCTAGATCAGCGTGAAGCACAGACTGCCAAAGAGAAAGCTGAAGCAGACTTACTTCGCTTACACCCTGACTTTGATCAGATCCGTGAGCAAGACGAGTTCCATGACTGGGTAGAAGCACAGCCTAAGTGGGTCCAAAGTGCCCTGTATGAGAACGAGAATGATGCAGTATCTGCTGCTCGTGCTATTGATTTGTATAAGGCAGATAAGGGTATTACTACCTCGAAGCGTACCCGTAAGTCGGATGACAAGGCAGCAGCTTCAGCCGTAGGCTCTTCCCGTAAAACAGGCTTTGATGCTTCATCTGAACAGGGTACTTTCCGTGAGTCAGAAGTAGAGCGTATGTCTACATCAGAGTACGAAAGAAACCAAGAGGCTATTGTAGCTGCTATTCAATCTGGTAAGTTTATCTACGATAAATCAGGTTCAGCACGATAAAGCTTGACAATTTAAAAAATAGGTTTATAACTGTAGTACAAAGGGACAGGTAAGCTTCGGCTTACTTACCCCTCTTACTTAGTCTTAGGGTGCCGCTTTAGCTAAGCCAACCACCCCCAAAGACTCCCTATAGCATTACCTAGTAAAACGCAAAGACAATACGGCACCAGACTACCCTACAGAGTTAGCCCGTATACCTTAGATGATCTAGAAGTCTAAGTTATACGCACCTAAGCGAAGAGGCTCTGCTACTGAGTTAAGCGTAGTAGTAACGTCCATTCAATTTAGGAGAAATACAAAATGGCATTCCCATCCGCAGTTGGTTACGGCAATTTACCTAATGGTAATTTTAGCCCAGTAATCTATTCCAAGCAAGTACAACTTGCATTCCGTAAAGCTTCAACAGTAGAAGCTATCACTAACAGCGATTACTTCGGTGAAATCGCTAACATGGGTGACTCTGTTAAGATCATCAAAGAGCCAGAAGTTTCAGTTCAGGCTTATGCTCGTGGCACACAGATCACAGCACAAGACCTCGATGACGAAGACTTCACTCTTGTTGTTGACCAAGCTAACTACTTCGCATTCAAGATTGACGATATCGAAGCAGCACATAGCCACGTTAACTTCATGAGCATGGCTTCTGATCGTGCAGCTTATCGCTTGCGTGACCAGTATGACCAAGACGTTCTTGGCTATCTTTCTGGTTTCAGCCAGTCTGCTAAGCATGGCGATCCAAACACAGTTCGTACAACTTTCCCCGGCACAAAAGCTGTAAGTACTGCTGGTAGCGATGAGTTGTTGTCTTCCATGAAGTTGAGCCGTCCAAGCTTTGGTCAATTGACATCTGCTGGTTCTACTGGCGATTCGATTCCTTTAGCTGCTCGTCTGCCCGGTGCAACAGCACTGCCAACAACTGTAGTATCACCACTGCAAGTTATTGCTCGTATGGGTCGTTTGTTAGACCAGCAACAAGTTGATACACAAGGTCGTTGGTTAGTTGTCGATCCAGTTTTCGTTGAGCTTTTAAAAGACGAAGACAGCCGACTCTTGAACGGTGACTTCGGTGGCTCTGGCTTGCAAAACGGTTTGATCCTTAACAACCTCCACGGTTTCCGTGTATTTGTTTCGAGCAATCTGCCTAAGGTTGGTACTGGTGCTGGTACTTCTGGTGCCTCAGCCCAATCTAGCAACTTTGGTGTAGTTGTTGCTGGTCATGATTCTGCTGTTGCTTCTGCTCAGCAAATCACCAAGACTGAAAGCTATCGTGATCCAGACAGCTTTGCTGACATTGTACGTGGTATGCATTTGTATGGTCGCAAGATTCTTCGTCCAGAAGGTATTGTTGTTGCCCGTTACAACGCAGCTTAATTAATTTAAGGAGAAATAAAAATGGCAACAATTACAACCCTCGCAACAGGTGGAGCATCAGCAGGTCGTACTGCTGCTGCTGTACCGTATTTAGTAGAAAGATACATTGACTTTGCTGCTGCAGCTACTGCTAAAGGTTCTGCCTTGGCAGCTGCTGACGTTATTGAGTGCATCACTGTACCAGTTAACACACTTATTTTAAATGCTGGTATGGAAGTAACCACACTTTTAGGTGGTGAGTCAGCCGACAATGCATTTGATTTAGGTACTGGTCTTGACGTTGATGTCTTTGTTGACGGCTTCGATGCTGACGCTGCTGTTGCTGGAGGATATGCACAAAACGCTGCTGCATTCCAGCCTATTGTAGTCGGTTCAACTGCTGACACAATTGACTTGTTGATTCAAGCTGCTACTACTGCTCCTACTTCTGGTGTAGTCCGTGTTTGGGCTGTGCTTATGAATGTAGATGGTCGTATCGTAGCTGACGAAGTAGATCGTGATTTATTAGCCTAATCGGTTAATGTAGTGGGGTGGGGGTCACAAGCCCCCACTTTCTTTCTTTAGAATAAAGGCAAAGCGTGGCTTATAACTTCTTAGGTTTGGTTAATGACGTTAACAAACGTCTTAATGAAGTAGAGTTGACAAGTGCTAACTTTGCTAGTGCTAAAGGATTCTACTCGCATGCTAAAGATGCAGTAAATTCAGCAATACAAGATATCAACCAGTTGCAGTTTCAATGGCACTGGAATCATGTTACACAGGAAACTACACTCACTGCGGGTACTACTCGCTATGCTTATCCTGCTAATGCGAAAACTATTGACTTCGATACTTTCCGCATTAAGAAGAATTCTACATTTAATAACGACACAGTTAAACTTCGTATTATTGCTTACGAAGAGTACTTAGAGAAGTTTGCTGATCAAGAGTACACAACTGACACTAGTGTTCGTAGCATCCCCCAATATGTATTCCAAACTCCTGATCGTGAATACGGGGTTGTGCCTTCACCTAAAGAAGCTTTTACTTTAGTATACGAATACTACTCTAGTACTACTCCTCTAGAGAATGCTACGGATACACCTATCATTCCTGAGATGTATCGTCACATCATTGACGAAGGTGCTATGTACTATGCTTATATGTTCCGTAGTAACGAGCAAGCAGCAGCTATCGCTAAAGCTAAGTTTGACGAGGGCATTAAGCACATGCGTATCATACTAATCAATCGGTATGACTACGTAAGAGGAACTGCACTAGCAAATAACAAACGTACTATTGCTGGCTCTAGGGTTTCCTAATGGCAGATAAATGGCAGACATACCCGTTTGAGTTTAGGGGTGGTCTAGTAACAAACTTGTCCCCACTACAGCATGGTATATCTTTGCCGGGTAGTGCTAGAGTACTACGTAACTTTGAACCGTCTGTTGAAGGTGGCTATCGTAGGATTGAAGGATTTGAAAAGTATGATACTACTGTTGTTCCATCGTATGCCAGTATCCGAGTTCATGGTAGCGGTCAAACAGGAACAACTTTAATAGTAGCAAATTTATATACATCACCTGCAGAGGGAACTACATTTACTATTGCAGGTGTAGCAGGAACATATACTATAGCAGCAGGTGGTGTTTCGTACAGTTCTACTTTTAAACGTGCAACATTAACACTCACAACTAGTCTTGCATCAAGCCCAGCAAATGCTGCAGTAATTACGGTAACAAGTAACACTGGAACAATTATTGGATTGGCTGCATGGCGTAGTAATGTTCTTGCAGTACGCAATAATTCTGTATTTAAAAGTTCTAGCTTTGGTTGGACTCAGATTAATATACCTAGCTACGGTACTGTACTCGTTAACGGTGGATCACAAACAGGTGCTAGTTTAATTGTTGATGGTCTTACCTCTGCCCCACAAGAGGGTGATACATTTACAATAGCTGGAGTAAATCTAGTATACACAGTACTAGCAGATGCAACTGTCACAGCAGGTGGTGCTACTTTAAGTATCAGTCCAAATCTAGCATCTAGTCCAGCAGACAATGCTGTTGTTACTTTCTTAACTGCTAACAGAACAGGCAGTTCAAAGAATAGATTTGAGAAGTATCGTATTGGTACTACTGAGAAGGTTGCTGGTGTTGATAGTGTCAATGCCCCATTCCTCTACGACAATACCACTTTCAGAGCATTGAATGAAGCACCAAGTGAAGTACTAGCTGCAGAACATATTTGTTGGTTTAAGAATCAAATGTTCTTTGCTAAAGGTGACATACTAACTTTCACTGCACCTTTTAGTGATGATGACTTTAGTGCAGCCAATGGTGCTGGTACTATTAATATGGGTAGTGCAATCACTGGTTTGATTGTATTCCGTGAGCAGTTGATTATTTTTAGTCAGCAAAAGATATCAAGGTTAGTAGGTAATACGATTGCTGACTTTCAGTTACAACCTATCACATTAAACATTGGATGTATTGATACTGACACCATCCAAGAGATTGGTTCAGACATTATGTTCTTGGGTCCTGACGGTCTAAGACTATTAAGTTCAACAGATAAGATTGGTGACTTTAGTTTAGCAGTAGTATCAAAGTCTATCCAGAGTGAGATGACTAGCTTCATTGCTTCATCTTCTTCCTTCTGTAGTGTTGTTATTAGAGAGAAGTCACAGTATCGTTTGTTTGGATTTAGTGCTGCTGTTACTACCCAGAATGCTGTAGGTATTTTAGGTACACAGACTGTAGGGAATGAGACAGGTGAAATCTCTTGGGCTGAGATGCGGGGTATTAGAGCCTTTGTAGCAGACAGTGATTACTTCTCTCGTCTTGAGACTATAGTATTTGCTCAGACAGATGGCTATGTATATAAGATGGAATCTGGAAGCAGCTTTGATGGGGCTAATATTGTAGCTACATTCTCTACTCCATTTGTACCCATGACGGATCCTAGACTACGCAAGACATTCTATAAGTTGTTCTTGTATACAGATCCATCAGGTAGTGTTACCACATCTGCTAACTTAAAGCTTGACTTTGATGATGAAGGTGTGATACAACCAGACACCATAACGCTATCAAACGATACAGGTGCTGTAGGTTTTTATGGATCACCAACAGCTACATATGGATCCGCTAGGTACGGAACTAAGTTAAAGAAACTATTTCAAACACAGGTAGTAGGATCTGGTTTTACTGTGTCACTTCAGTTTGTTTCAGAGAGTACTGATCCTGCATTTTCACTTGATGCTGCAACTTTAGAATACGCAACATTCGACAGACGATAAGGTAAAGATATGTCTACAGGTTATAATCGTGCTGATACCGTTAACAATATTGCTGACGGTAATATTATCAATGCATCGGATTTAGATTTAGAGTTTGATGCTCTTGCTGCTGCATTTGATGAAGCTTCAGGGCATACTCATGATGGTAGTAATTCTGAAGGTGCACCAATTACTAAGATTGGTCCTGCACAGGATGTCGTAGTAACAAGTGGTGGGGTTATTCCTAAGACTACTAATACAGTAGACTTAGGTTCTGCTACATTCCAGTACAAAGATGCCTACATTGATGGTACTGCATACATTGATGCTTTAGATTTAAATGGCACTCTCTTAACTCCAACAGCTACTGAACTAAACTTTGTTGATGGTGTTACCTCTGCCATTCAAACTCAGTTAGATGCTAAGCAACCTCTTGATGCTGACTTAACTGCAATTGCAGGACTTACATCAGCAGCTAATAAGTTACCTTACTTCACTGGCTCAGGCACAGCAGCAGTAACAGACTTCACTGTGTTCGGTAGGTCACTGGTAGATGATGCGGATGCAGCTACAGCAAGAAGTACCCTCGGTCTAGTAATTGGAACTAACGTACAAGCCTATGATGCTGAGCTTGCAGCTTTAGCAGGTGTAACTTCTGCAGCAGATAAACTCCCCTACTTTACTGGCTCAGGTACTGCTTCTGTAGCAGACCTCAC